ATGCATTACTCACAGGCCGTTGTGGTAATAGGCAACGGAGAAAGTCGCAGTTCTCTAGATCTTGCCAACTTAAAAAATACAGTAACTCTCATAGGCTGCAATGCCATTCATAGAGATCTTGCGGTTGATCATCTTGTCTGTTGTGATCAACGAATGGTTAAAGAAGCTGTGGCCAATAAAACCATAAGTCATATCTATACAAGGCCCAGATACTTTAGAGACTTTCATAAAATTCTACAAAAAGATGCAGTGAATAATCTTCCTGCTTTGCCTTATCAAGGAACACTAAAAGCTGACCAACCAGAACATTGGGGTAGCGGTCCGTATGCTACATTGTTGGCGGCACATTTAAAATTTAAATCAGTCTATATGGTGGGGTTTGATCTTCACGGAAAGAATCGATTGGTCAATAATGTTTATAAAGATACCAATAACTATCTTCCAGCTGGTAAGCCAGCAGTTGATCCGGCCTATTGGATCTACCAAGGAAGAAAAGTTTTTCAATGTTACGAGTCTGTGAATTTTAAAATATTTAATTTACCAGAATGGACTCTACCAACTGAATGGCAATTGCCCAATGTAGAGGTATTTGATTTAAATAAATTTACATTAGAGCTTGCAAACGAAGTAAATACCCTGTATACTTAACAGACAGCGGACTTCTACGTCATTCATCCCGCTATATAAACTCTGCATGTCGTCAAACTTGCTCATTCATTAAGGAGACTAGAGATGGCAAAATATCTTTCAACAAAAACTTACGGTAACGATAGAGGTCTATCATGCTGTTTCAGACAATGGCGTGCCACACACAGTCATTGCTCATTACTACATGGTTACTCGATCGGTATCAAGCTGATATTCGAATGTGATACCCTAGACGAAAAGAACTGGGGCATGGACTTCGGTGGACTCAAAGACTTTAAGGAATGGGCAGATTATATGTTTGACCATACCACTGTAATTGCACAGGATGATCCACTATTGAATAGATTCAAAGCAATGGCAGGTTGGAGCTCAAATCCAGAACACGATGGTGATCAGGATCGTGTACAAACTGAACCATATCGCCGTAGTGGCGTTTGTGATCTACGCATTGTAGAAGGCGTCGGTTGCGAACTATTTGCTAAGATGTGCTACGAGAAGATGGATTGGCTGCTAAAGAACGGCAATCATCGTTATCCACTTAATCCAACTGTAAGAATTAAATCTGCAGAAGTGTTTGAACATGCAGGAAACTCCGCAGTCTACGAAGGTTAAATTTTGGCGCTTATGGGCAAAGGCCCTAGGTGAAAAATCAGGGGCTACTAATCAGGAAGCTGATAGAGTAGCCCTTGTTCGTACAGCTATTGTACTCTGCTATATCATTACAAATATTTTTATTATTGCTGGGGTCATTAGACATTGGTAAATAATTCTATGCGCACATTTAACATCCACAACATTACCGTAGGCAACGATCGACCATTTATGTTGATCGCTGGCCCGTGTCAAATCGAAAGTCAAGATCACGCTCTCGATACAGCAGAACGAATTAAAGAAATTACCGATCAATTAGGAATCAAATTTGTTTACAAAAGCAGCTTTGATAAAGCCAATCGTTCTAGTGTGTCTACCAAACGAGGTGTTGGTCTCAAAGAAGGATTAGAAATTCTTAACACAGTCAAGCACACGCTTGGAGTGCCAATTCTTACTGATATTCACGAAAGTTGGCAGGCACAAGAAGTCAGTGATGCAGGTGTAGATATTTTACAAATTCCTGCTTTCTTATGTCGTCAGACTGACTTATTATTGGCTGCTGGCAATACAGGCAAAGCAATCAATGTCAAGAAAGGACAATTTCTTGCACCGCACGATATGAAGAATGTCGCAGAAAAAATTGCCAGCACAGGCAATGAACGAATTATGTTATGTGAAAGGGGATACACTCATGGATATAACAACTTGGTTGTGGATATGCGTAGCCTACCTATTATGGCAAGCACCGGGTATCCAGTGGTCTTTGATGCTACACATTCTGTTCAACAACCAGGAGGATTGGGCTCAGTCTCCGGAGGCGATCGCACTATGGTCCCGTACCTCGCAAGGGCGGCAGTGGCCACCGGATGCGTAAGTGCCGTCTTTATGGAAACTCACGAAGATCCTGATCGTGCGCCTAGTGATGGTCCTAATATGATCAAGCTAGATAATTTAAAAAACATACTTGAAGAATTGGTCGCTATAGATGAAATTGTCAAAAGAAATAAGAGACAGTCTAAGTAAAGAACAATTTCGTTTTTATAAACAAAACGGATATCTTCCGCCAGCAACTGCTGATTTATCAACGCCAGTTGATCCCAATGCTGAAAAAATTACAGTACTCTGTGTAAAGTTTGGGACAAAATACGGACCCAACTATGTAGAACGATTACGCAATATGGTGAGTCGCCATATGACTGTTCCTTATGAGTTTGCCTGTTTAACCGACGACCCTAATCCAATTTCAGGAGTACGCACTATCTATCAACGAAGTGCAGGCTATCTTAAACCTTGGTGGCATAAGGTTCATATGTTTGATCCCACATTAGATATACAAGGAAGAATATTGTATCTCGATCTAGATGTGGTCATTTGCAACAATATAAACAAGTTGGTTGAAAATCTAAAATACGAATTCATGGGAATCCAAGACTTCAATAGAAAATTTCACCCAAATTGGCGAATGCTCAATAGCAGTGTGATGAGTTGGCGTCACGGAACACAAAGTGAAATTTGGCAACGATTTGTAGCCAATCCTGCAACTGCACAACGAATGCACGGAGATCAGGATTGGACTTGGCATGTGGCCAAAGACCGAATTAAGTTTTGGCCCGTAGATTGGATACAGAGTTATAAATGGGAAATCCGCAATAGAGACGAATTGGTTGTTCGAACAGGCAAAAGCGGATTTAAATTCATAGCACACGATCTAGTGGTACACCCCCAGTGTTCTATTGCTGTGTTTCACGGAGATCCTAATCCGGATGTTGTTCCGGATCCATTTGTAGTTGACAACTGGCGATAAATGTGTTACAATAGTAGCATGACTACTATTACTCGTGACCAATTATCCGCCCTACTACACACAGGAGAGTGTGTAATAGAATTTACCAAAGTAGATGGCACAGTCCGTACTATGCCGTGTACACTCAATGAAGCTCTGCTTCCTCCACCTCCGGTGCATGTTACTAATACAGACAATCCTGTAGACTTTCCTGCTCCTAAAAAAGAAAAGAAATCCAATCCAGATATCATGAGTGTTTGGTGTTTGGACAAAAAGGAATGGCGTTCCTTCCGTATCGCCAATGTAATTTCTGCGAAAGTCAAAGATGAAAATCAAGTTTGATAAAGATACTATGCCCGACGAATTGTATAATGCGTTGTTACAGCATTTTGTAAATGAGGCTGTTGGACTAGGCGTAGAAGTAAACAAGTTTACCGAATTTAACGATTGGGTAGTTGAATGTACAGTAAATGAGAAAGCCGCAGTACACTAATGACTAAACGCATAGGCTTTGCCTGCAAGTGGATCGACGGTCCTAGCCAAATTGACGGCATTAAACAACAGGACAACTGTAAACAATACAATACCGGCAGTACCACTGTGGCCTGGTTAAATAGACAGACTAAGGAAGTGGCGGAACAACGACTGTGGGACCTAATGGTAGGTAACATTGAAAGTGTTCGAAAGCTGGTTGCCCTGGTTGGAGAACAACATGAAGATCTTAGAATGGTACGACTCAGCAGCGATATCCTGCCTGTTTATACTGAGCCAACTTGGGGCGGGTATTGGCGGAGTGCCGATGTACGAGCCTATTGCGAAAGAGCATTTGGAGCCGTGGGAGCTTTGGCTCGCGAGAGGGGTGTTAGGTTGTCTATGCACCCTGGTCAGTTTACTGTGCTTGCATCTAGCAATCCAGGTATTGTAGGCAGGTCAATTGAAGAATTTGAGTATCATACTGATATGGTACGCTGGATGGGCTATGGCAAGACCTTCCAAGACTTTAAGGTAAATGTACACATAAGTGGTCGCGAAGGCCCCGAAGGTATTCGTCGTGCATTAACACAACTAAGCCCCGAAGCTCGCAATTGCATCACTATTGAAAACGATGAAATGACTTGGGGCATTGATTCTAGTATTGAACTAGTAAATGATTGTGCCCTAGTGCTAGACATTCACCATCATTGGATTAACTCTGGAGAATATATTGAAGCAACTGACGACCGTGTTAAGCGGATTATTGATAGTTGGCGTGGTGTCCGCCCTGTTATACATTATAGTGTATCACGGGAAGACTGTCTTATTGACTATCCCGGATACATCCGTCCCGATCTTCCGTCCCTCTTAGAGCAGGGATACAAAAAACAAAAACTCAGAGCTCACTCAAACTTCTACTGGAACACAGCAGTGAATGAATGGGCTCTGAGCTTCCGTGACAACTTTGACATAATGTGCGAAAGCAAAGGCAAAAATCTTGCCAGCTTTGCACTCTACGAACAAGGTCTTAAGCAGCTGGCTTAGCTTTTGGCTTGCGGTTACCTGTAGACTTTTTAGGGGCTGCTTCTTTTTTAGGAGCGGCCTCCTTCTTAGGAGCAGCAGGCTTTTTGGCCGCAGGCTTCTTAACTGGCGTTGCAGCCGGTGCTGGTTCTACAGGAGCAGCTTCTGCTGGTTTTTCTATCTGGGCTTCGACTTTTGGTGTGTAGACAATACCCGTTAACGGGTCTTGAGCGACCTCAACCTTGTAAGGCACTTCTGCTGGTGCAGGTGCTGCCTCTTTGGCTCCAAATAGTTTCTTGATTAATCCTAGCATATTAAAAGTCTCCTTAGATTTTTATTTAGTATCTACCTACAGGTAATGTGCTACTAGCTGGCATATCCCAAATTTTCTTCTTTTCAACTCCTTTTCTCTGAGCGAAGCGTTTACTATCACAGGTTGAGCAACAGTGAAAATAGTTATTGCTCAACCTTTTTCTATCTATGTGTTTTAGATCTCTGCGGAATATGTCGTCGCAATTGTCACAGCGAAACACTGCTAGAGTCTTATTACGAGTGTAAGCGTGTTCTTCCCCTAGCTTACTGTGTCTAACATATTGAGTTTCTTGAATTTCTGTTGTCAGGAACATTCTGTATTTACATCCGGCTTATAAAATTTTCAAACTAAATAGTAGAGTAAGCATTAAATCTTAGGATTCTACTATGGCAAGAAAAGTAATTGATACAGGTATTGTGGGTAATGACGGTACCGGTGATAGCATACGCGACTCGTTTCGCAAGGTAAATGAAAACTTTAGAGAGCTCTACGGCGCACTCGGTCTAGGAAGTAGACTAAAGTTTTCTACTCTAGAAGATGCTCCAGTAGGCGGAGAAGGAGAAGATTATTATCGAGGATATGAAAATGCCGTAGTTGCAGTTAATCCCAACGAATCTGGTTTAATTTTTAAACAGTTTACCGCAGGGACTGGTATTAGTTTGAATTTTAGTAATGAAAATCAAATAGTAATTACCAACACTCGATCTTCGGTGGCAAACGATCCGTTTCCTAGTTTGGGTGGTAACCTACAGGCACAATCAGGCGGTGTTCAACGTCGTATACAGTCGTTAACTACTCCAGTTAGCTCAGACGAAGCTGCAAATAAAGGTTATGCAGATACCAAAATAGCTCTAGGCGGAGTTAACGCTCCTGACCCAGGAGCAGGTAATATCCCAAACAGTGCGTTTGGAACTATGACCGGTCCGTTGATTCTATCGAGAAATCCAGAGCCAGAAGACGATGTTACCTATGGTGGACTAATTGCCGCTACTAAAAATTATGTTGACAATGCAGGTTTTGCTTCGGTAGCCAACTTGTATGTTGCTACATCTGGATCCGATGAACGAGTTGGCGTGGGTGCTAATACTCAAGGTCGTGCATTAGCATTTGCCTATAGAACTATTGAAGCAGCACTAAAAAAAGCCGAAGAGATTATCAAATCGGCACCACCAGAAATAGGACCATATCGTAAAGTATTGACTTGGACCAACCCCGACAGCGGTGCTATCAACAACTGTTCATTAACTGACATTGCAGTTTCACCAGACAACGGAGTGGGATTTGCAGGTCGTGTTACTTTAACCATAGACACTATTAGACTAGTAACCGGTGGTTACAACTTCAAAGTAAATGAAATTTTAAGAATTAACAAAGTAGGCGGCGCAGCAATTGATGCTGCTACTGTAAGAATTCTCACAGTAAACAGCGAACCTGGCACTCCAAACGGACCTATCCTTACATTTCAATTGCTAACTGGCGGTAAATTTGATTTAGGACTACCGGAGACCAATGTTGGTGGTAATATTGTTGTCGGTGTTGCTAATGGAAGCGAATTTGGAACTAGTGCAGAATTTGCTGTTACCTATAAGGTCAGCACTGCCATTATCACTGCTGGAGGAACAGGATATAGCTTGGTATCTGTTCGTGTAACTCCTGATGTAATGGATACTGGTGCTACAGCAGGTTTTGGTTTTGCTGACATTGTTAGCGGATCTGTTGCTGGTATTACTATTACAGATCAGGGTAGAAATTTTACAGAATTTCCAGATCTAATAGTAACACTGCCTAGATTTGAGATTTACACTGGGGGACAAAGAACCGACTTCACTGGAGATGTAACCACCGACAGTGCTGTGGCTCGTAGGGGTCGTGACATTCGAGAAGGTCTTTACCTATTAGGTGAAACCTCAGGAGCATTAGCACAAATTCTTTCTCATCAAGGTGAATTAGATACTAACGGAAACGAACTGTTTGATGTTGACATCAAATATGGTACATTCGTTAAAGGGGAATCAATTTCATACGGTGATGTTGCTAATACTCGGCAGGTTGCTGTTTTTGTTGAAACTGGAATATATTATGAAAATCTACCATTAAAGGTATCACAAAACGTAGCCCTTATTGGTGATGAATTCCGTAGAACAATTATCCGTCCAAAGAAAGGCATGAGTTCCAGTCCTTGGGCGTTTCAATACTTTAAACGAGATAGAGTTATCGATGGATTGAATACCGCGAGAAACGATCTTAATGCTGCCAGAGAAGACACATTTGGATATCATTATCTAGGCAATGCAAGCGAGCCTGTTTATCCTGAAGCAAGTATCAACAACAAAGGCTTCTATAGATCAGCTGCTGATCTACTATCTCTAAATAAACAATTTATACAAGAAGAAGTTATTGCCTGGATCAACAAACAGATTGCCGAAGAAGTCGCTCCGTTTGTTGATTTTGAATATAACAGCGATATCTGCAAACGAGATGTAGGACTGTTAATCGATGCCATGGTATTTGACCTACGCTACGGTAGTGCTCCTAGGACTATTTCTGCGGCACTAAAATACAAAGATGCAAATAATGCCAGCGCCCAGTTAGCAATTACTACTCAATTAACACAAACCATTGCGGCTATTCGAAGATTAGAAACTGTAGCACAGGCTGTTATTCGTAACATTGAGATTGTAAACTCAGAGTACAATGCTCCGATTACAGGAACACTGATTACCTATGTTGAGCCACAAGTTATTGATACTGCCTATACAGCAGAAACAGGAGCTGGCGGCACCCCAGTTACTGTGTCAGCAGTAACTAGAGGAAATCAAACCACAATCACAACATCAGCAGAGCATGGGTTTGACAGCGGAGAAATTGTAACTTTCCGTGGCATGACTGGACTAACCGAACTAAACGGAAACAGTTATTGGATTACTGTGGCTAACCCCACACAGTTCAATATCTTCACCAACTCTGCAAGAACTGCAAACGTTGTCAGTACATCGTTTGGTGCATATACTGCTAGCTCAGGAGACTGTGTACCCAACGGTGGCGTTATCGGAAGACTCACTGATGTTATTGTTGACATCATTGATACTTCCAGCGAATCATTTAATACTCCGTTAGACAACGATCAAATGGATGTGTTCTTGATGAACGATGCTACCATCCTTCGAGCTGCAACAATTCAAGGCGCAGGTGGTTTTGCGCTAGTACTTGATCCCGAAGGACAAATTCTTGCTAAATCACCGTATGCTCAAGAAGGTGCAGTATTTTCAAAGAGCACAGGACGACACACATTCAGTGGTGGTATGTTTGTTGACGGATTTGCAGGTAACATTAAATTTAGAATTACCAATAAGATTAGTACTACAAGACTACAGGTTGATCAACTAAAAAGATTCCCGCAACTGCCTGCTTCATTTATTGTTCAGGATACAGTTTATCGCATCAACTATGTTAGAGATTTTACCTACGGAACCAGCGGCAGCACAGCTACATTTGTTCTAGATGAAGTTACCCCGTGGCCCTTTGATGTGTTTAGCTATGATCAAACTATCTGTAATAGAGATGTTGGATTAATTATCACTGGTCTGGGATATGATGTTGTACTTAATACCAATTATCATAGTAGACGAGCAGGACAGACTTATAGAGAAGCCAACGCCGAAGTGGTCATTGAAGATCAATTAGATTTAACTATCAGAGCCATTGACCGAGCACATGATCGTGCAACTGCCACTTTACGGGCAATTGCTGTATCATCAGAATTTGATCCTAGTCTTGCAGTGATATCTCAAAGCAAGATCAACTTGAGAAATATAATTAGACGCGGTACTACTGCGGCTCCATCACTAAGTATTACCAATCCAACAGGATTGGCCAGTAATATTGCTAATGCCAAAACACTATTAATTTCCAATACAGAATTTTTAAAACAGGTCGGAACTGGTTATCTTATCACTACCTATCCGGCACTAGCATCTTCTGCTCCGAGTGTTCAAAGAGACATTGAACATATTTTAGATAGTTTGATCTATGACTTAGTATATGGTGGTAATAGCGAAACTCGTAAGGCGGCCTATAACTATTTTAATGGAGTGGGAGAAGCGTTGGTTCTTCAACTGTTGGTAACTGAACCTCAGGCCCGTGAAAATGCTCTAACAGTGGTTAAAGATGCAGCCAAACAGGTTATTGTTCTTACTACCGTCACTCCAACTTATGGAGCCACAATAGGTCAAACTCTCGGAGTAGCTAGTGACAGTACAGTGGCCAGTAGTATTGAAACTTTGATGTCTATTATCATTACCGCACTAAACACCTATCGAGTTACTGGAGGAACAGAAGCGGCAAAGTTAGCGGCAGCAGTAGCATCATTACCTGCCGAAGTGTTGCCAAAATTGACTGCGGGCGGTGGTGGCTATGACTATGATACCAATAGGACAGGTGCTCGTGTTGCGCTTGAAGCTGCAAAAACTACTATTCAGTCTAATGTGATAGAGTTTGTTAATAATAATGCCAATGTCTACGAGGTATTGATGCCTGGTAATCGAAGTATGTTGTCAAATGACTTCACACAAATCAATGACATGGGATACGGATTGATTGCAGCCAACGGTGGTTTAACAGAGTGTGTAAGTATGTTTACCTACTACTGTTATACTTCTTATTATTCTATAACTGGCGGTCAAATTCGAGGTGTTGGAGGATCAAGTGCTCACGGTGTTTACGCTCTTGCAGCAGAAGGTTCAGATCCATTAGAAGTACCAACTCCGGTAGATTTGTACTATGATCTGGCGCAGGGTGCTGTAGTATACAACGACCTAGGTGCCTACGACAACGATGTTAACGGCTTTATTGTTTATGTTACTGACTATACCTATCCACCAAGAGACCAAAGTGAGATTGAAGTTGATCACGGCGGAGTTACAGGAATTGTAAGATATCCTGTTATTAGTGCTGTAACAGAAAGTGACTTTCCAGCTGACTCGACAGGCCAGCGACTTTATAGACTAAACTTAGACAGTGCCACAGACGGTCTTGTAGCTCAGGTCCCTAACGGTACTAGAGTTACACTAAGAACCAATAACGAGATTGTTCTCACAGGCGGTGTTGTTGGTGTTGCAGTCCGACCATCCACTGCTTTAAAAATCAACGAATTGTTTGACAGTCAACTATATCGTGTTTTAGAATTTGCAGATTACTTCCCTCCAATTAATGAGGCAGTGGTCTGTACATTTATAACTGGCGTGGACACTCTTGTCCAGACTTCAATAGCTCACGGACAACAGCCGGGATATGCAATTAGATTTTCTACCAGTGGTAGTTTGCCAACTGGAATCTCTGCAGGAGATACCTATTATCTTTTAGACGACGGATTCACTGCAACCACATTTAAAATTTCGGCTGCAAAGAATGGACAACCGTTAGAAACTACTACAGCAGGTGCAGGCGCTCATTTCTTTGAAGCTACGAAACTTGCGGCTACTGCACTGAAAGATGGCTACAACTATGCTGAAATTACCTTGTGGCCGAGACAAGAGTTTGTACCAGAGACAGCTCCTAGTAATCCGGGCGGCCCTAGATTAATTGTCGGCGCAACTGAGATAGTTAGCGGTTACAGTTATTATATTGTAACTGTAGGGACTACTGTTTGGACTTCAATCGGTGCTGCTGCAAATACTGTTGGTACTGTGTTTACTGCTACTGGTTCTGCTTCAGGAACAGGTATTGCTGTGGTCAACAGTGCCCGTTGTACATTTAATCACACCGCTGATACTATTCTAAAATCATCGCATGGTTTTAACAACGGTGATATTATTCGATTCGAAACTAGCGGCATTATGCCTTCGGGTGTTTTCACTAGTAGGCAATACACCGTTGCCAACCGAACAGCCAACGATTTTCAAATTATCAGTTATGCTGGCGGTCCAGTTATTGAATTTAGCGATAACGGAACAGGAATATTTGCTATTGGCAAGGTGCTAGGCAGAGTTGGCGACAATACTCTGTCTGTTGTGGAATTGGGGCCTGTTGATGCGGCTCGAATTGTTGGCACTAAGTTAACATTCAAAGGAAGAGATTACAGTATTGTACAATATGACGATGCAGACATCACTGGCGAATCGTATGGTCAGATTTATCTTAACACTCCATTAGAAGATAGTGCAATTGTATATGATAGTCCAATAACCTTGTTTGCTGGTGTTGCTGCAAGAACCGAAGACAGTCAAGGTACACTGACTATTCGTATTTCATTGACTCGTGTTACTGGTCATGATCTGTTAGAAATTGGTACTGGTAGCTATGCTGACACAAACTATCCGAACGAAATTTATGGTAGCCCGGTACGCATTGCCACAGAAACACTGTTAGATACTACAGGTGAAGTCGAATATAGTCAGGTGGTAGAAAGAGGTGAAGGTCGCTGCTTCTTTGTGACCACTGACCAGTTTGGTAATTTCTCCGTTGGTCCATTCTTTAGAGTTGACCAAGGTACTGGTACTGTTACATTCTCAGCCAGTTTGGCATTGAGTAACTTGAGTGGTCTAGGATTCAAGCGTGGTGTTCCAATCTCAGAATTCTCCACTGATACAACATTCAGTGATAATGCCACAGACACTGTGCCAACAGAAAATGCAACTCGTGGTTACCTAGATCGTAGACTAGGTGTAAGTCATGGTGGAGACTCAATTGATCCTGGAAGATTAATCCCCCCAACCGTTGGCGGTTATATGGCCCTATCAGGTCAGTTGGCCATGAAGGGGACTATGAACATGGACAATTACAGAATTAGAAATGTAGCTGATCCTGTTGATCCCCAGGACGGAGTTAACTTACGAAGCATTAGCTTTGATGCTATTATTGCCAACAGCTTCCCAGGTCAGGCAGTAGATGCAGGATACACCATTGCATTCACTGGTACAGGCAACGAAGGCCGTGCTGTAAAAATTGCAGGTGACTTAACCGTACCGGGCGATAATGCAATTACAACTGGTATCGATTCTACTGCCAACGAATATAACATCTATATTAAACCAGACATTATCGATAACGACAATATCAATAGTGCAGCAGCTATTGCACAAAGCAAATTGTCAATGGTCACTGCAACCGCTAGAGCAAGTGCTGCTGGTATTACACAGGCTGATAGAGGACTGGCAAGTTTTAACAGTGCTGAATTTACACTAACTAATGGTTGGACTGAATTAAAGACTAACGGTATTGAACTAGGCAAGTTTGCGCAAATTGCCACTGATACTGTGCTAGGTCGTAGTGCAGCCGGTACAGGAGATGTCAGTGCTGTGGCATTTAGTACTGTAGTTGATGAAGGTGGCGCAATCAAGAAGAGCCAATATAGCAGTCAAGGTTTCTTACGCAGGACCGGTGCAACTACCAGCAGTCAAGACAGCGACTACGGTATTGTTGAAGCAGTCAGTGCCTATGCTGGATTTACCGATGTAACTGCCAATAACCGATTGGTTATCAGAGACGGCAACGGCGATATTGGTGTTAGAGACTCATATGCATCAAGAGCATTTTATGTAGGAACCAGTGCTAGTGTTAATAAGAAACTGGCTGACACTGCGGTAACTGCTACAGGTGGATCTATTAACTTGTATGGCTTCAATGGAGTACTAGGTGTCAGTATTGGAGACGGAAGTTTAACTAGTGATAAAGTTTCTAGTTATAGAAACAACAGTCACAGATTCCGTTTAAATGACGACAGTGCATTTGCTCCGATACAGGTTAGTTCAATAATCACTCCTGATGTAACAACTGGTGGCGCAAGTACCGCGGGCACATTGACTGGTAATTGGTCAATGAATACCACCAGTAACCTAACCCTGGGTACCGGTACAATTAACGCCAGCGCAGGAACCTTGCAGTCTACAACACTTACAACTGGTGCAGTAGGCACAGCTGGTACACTAACCGGCGCTTGGAGTTTAAACACCACAAGTAAAATTATTGGACAAACTGGCAGTGAAATTGATTTTAGTACTGGTACTATTAAGTCAAGAACATTTACCACAGGCGCAAACATTACCACAGGTAACCTAACTGGTAACTGGAGCCTAACTTCGTCTAGTAAGATTGATTTTAGTCTTGGCACACTACAGTCAACAACGTTGACTACAGGTGCAACAGGCACAGCTGGTGTTATTACTGGACAATGGAGTGTTGCTGTAGGGTCAAGCATTAATACAGGCGGTACTACTCTTACCACAAGAGCAATTACTACAGGAGCCGCAGCAACTACAGGTACTATAGAAGGTGACTGGAGCATGTTGACCACAAGTAACATTACTTGGGGTACTGGCTATTTGGACATGCGTCCGGGTACATTCTATACAGATACAATTACTACTGGAGCAGAGGGAACTGCGGGTGTTATCACTGGTAATTGGAGTATGGCCGGTGCAAGTAACCTAACCCTAGGAACTGGTAGTATTGATGCAAGAACTGGTACATTGTATACAGATACACTGAACACTGGTGCTAGCGGAACTGGTGGTATTGTTACTGGAGCATGGACCGTTGCTGGCGGCAGTACATTTGTTGCCACAACAATTCAAAGCCAAGCAAACTCTGCAACAACTACAGCAACAACTGCCAACACTGGCGGAACAATTGTTTTGAGAGATGCAGGTACTGGAAACTTTAGTGCAGGCACAATTACCGCAGCGTTAAGTGGAAATGCAACTACTGCAACAACATGGCAGACTAGTAGAACAATTACCCTAACTGGTGATGTAACTGGAACAGTAAGCGGCGTTGATGGCAGCGGCAACATATCCATTTCTACAACAATCAGTGCCGATGCTACAGTACTCGGTACAGACACAACTGGTCAATATGCAACCACTGTAGCAGTTAGCGGAACCGGACTAAGTTGCACTAGTCCTAACGCCGCAGACGGTACAGCCTATACTATTACAAGTAATGCAACTAGTCTAAATACACTCGGCGCAATTGTTGCTCGTGACGGAAGTGGTAACTTTACTGCTGGTACAATCACTGCTACATTGAACGGAAGTTCAAGTAGTTGTTCAGGCAATGCTGCAACTGTTACCAACGGTGTGGTCACTACCGGTAGCTACAGTGACCCATCATGGTTAACATTAAGCAAAGGTAAGGTTGGTCTAGGTAACGTTGATAATACAGCTGATGCTAACAAATCAGTTAACTATGCTAACTCAGCAGGCAGTATTACTAGTCAAGCTAACTCGGCAACGATTACAGCAACTAGCGCAAATACTGGTAACACAATTGTTCTGCGTAACGGCGACGGTGATTTCAGTGCAAGAATTATGACTGGTACTGCTACAGCGGCACGCTACGCTGACTTGGCAGAAAGATACGAATCAGACAAAGAATATCCAGTTGGTACTGTTGTTGTGTTCGGGGGCGACAAAGAAATTACAACAACTAATACAAAGATGGATACTGCGGTTGCAGGTGTTATTTCTGCCAATCCTGCGTTTAGAATGAATTGTGAAGCAGGTGAAGATAGCACACATCCGTATGTTGCACTGGCTGGTCGTGTTCCTTGTCGAGTAGCTGGTAAGATCAAGAAAGGTAACATACTAGTTACCAGCGGAATTCCAGGAGTAGCGGTTGCTGCTGTTGGCGACATTAAGGTAGGATCTATGATAGGAAAAGCACTTGAGGACTATGACTCAGATCACATAGGCACAATTGAAGTAGCTGTAGGGAGAGCATAATGTCTAGACAGTCAATTACACCCGGAAAGGCTCCTATTGTATGGAGCACAGTAGAAGAAGCGTTTACCAAAATAAACGCAAACTTCACAGAGCTCTATGCCAGCATAGGTGAAACAGGTAGTATAGGATTTGATAGATTAGAAGCAAATCTAATACCTGCTGACAACGACACTTACGATCTAGGCTCTCCAAATAAAAGATGGGCTAATTTGTATCTCAATGACACGCTGATGATCGGCGGTGCTGCTATTACCAGTGAGGGATTAACTGTTAATTTACCAAGTGGAACTAGAGTTGGTGGAGATTTGATCATTGACCCCAATAAAAGTTTTTTCAAAGAAGTTACAGTAGACAACGAAACTTATATTGTTGCCAACGACTTCAACGACAACATAAATCTCCAAAGCGGAATAGGTGTTAGGATTACAGCTAACTCAAGCTCGGACACTGTTATTTTTGACAATATTGGTGTTACCAGTCTTGTTGCAGGAACAGCAATGACCGTTAGTGCAGCTACTGGTGCCGTTACAATTAATAACACAGGAGTTACTGCAATTACAGCTGGACTGGGTATGAGTAGAAATACTGCCACAGGTGCAGTGACCATTGTCAATGAAGGTATCGTCGATGTCGATGCAGGAGTTGGAATTAGTGTTGGTGCTAGAGACCCAGTGACTGGCAAGGTTATTGTTACAAATACTGCACCGGCAGGCAACAGTTATCGTATATTTGCCACAGCAGGCGAACCAAATTTGACTGCTCGAAGTACAGCTGACACATTAACACTGATCGAAGGTGCTGGTATAAACATTACCAACACTATCGCTAGCGGTGCATTTACAAATAGAATAACACTAGACAATACAGGTGTACTAAGTTTAACAGGCGGAAATGGTCTAACCTTAAGCGGTAGTACAGGAAACATCACAATCAGTTTAGGCCGAGGAGATCTAATTGGTAGTGTATTTGCTGACGACTCTACTGTATTAGTTGATGGTGTTAACGGATACATTTATGGTAATGTTAGTGCAACAACGTTGAGAACACTGGAATCTAAAATTGCACTAGGTCAAGGTGCAGGAGGCGACGGACTTCAGGGTTTAGAATCTATTGCTATCGGACTGTCAGCAGGTGGATATACTCAAGGCAATTACGCAGTTGCAATTGGTTCCGGTGCTGGTAACATCGGGCAAGGAAATCGTGCTATTGCTATCGGAGCTACCGCAGGTGCAGATCAAGGCGATTACGCTATTTCTATAGGAAACAATGCAGGGTATCCGTCGGCTGTTTCAGAATCCATTGCAATTAACGCATCCGGATTTACATTAGATGCACCGGCGGCTGGTTTGTACATTAACCCTATTAGAAATCAAACTAGTACAGGAAATGTATTAACTTACAATACTACAACAAAAGAAATAGTATATTCTACAGGGTTTGCTGGCGATGTAACTGGCAGTGTGTTCTCAGACAACTCAACAAGGCTGATAGACGGTACCGAGGGAAAAATAGTCGGACCGATTGATTCCAGTACTGTTAAAGCCAGCAGCTATATTCAAACTGGTGTATATGTGAACCTTGCAGCCATTGCTTCAGCATTACCAACTCCAAGCAAAGGCATGATAGTATTTGACGATGACACAAACCAGTTTAGAGGCTACGATGGCTCTAGTTGGGTAGCATTAAATTAATGGAGCAATAGATGGCTAAAAGAATAATTAGAACTGGCACAACTGCTGACCCAACCGGTGACAGCCTTAAGAATGCCTTTACCAAGGTAAACGACAACTTCACTGAACTGTACAATGCATTGGGCTTAGATGAAGGTGGACGGAATCTTGATGCGTTTGAATTCACTGGTAGTGTGATCTCTACCACAGACAGTTCAGACATTGTTATTGATCAGGCTACCACCATAACCAGCAACCTGTCAGTGGGTGGAGACATTCTGCCACAGACTGCCAACGGTGGGGATCTAGGTTCAAGCACACTGCCTTGGCGCAGCCTCTATGTCAGCAACAACACAATTTATATTGGTGGTGTTCCTATAGGACTAGATGCCAATGGTAACTTAACAGTTAATGGCGGTCAAGTAAATACTCCGGGCAGTACATTAGTCAGCGGTGCAAAAACTGTGAGTCTTGGATCAGATGGATTGTTAAATGTTGCAGGCCCTGTTACACTACCAAATACTGGCGAACTGCGTCCAAGTACCACAGCCTATGATGCAGCATTGGCTGGTTGGGAATTTATTCGTGGCGGGGAGATTCAATTTTATATTGACAACAATCTTGTAACAGCTGAAGGGTGGCCAATGATCAACTGGCATCCAACTGGAGTAACTGCTCAAAGCTATCTTGACTTCTTGCTCAATGCATGGACCATACAAAATACTGGCGGCACATTGATAATTACTCCGCCGTTATCATCGGCATTTTATCAGCAGCTGAGAGCTTCATTGAATCTTATTAAAAATACCTATAGCAGCATTGGATCCGGTGTTTCTATAGCTGCTGGTTATAATAAATCTTGGCATTTTAATAATGAGGGTGATCTAACCATACCTGGTGATATCAAGAGCCAAGGCAACATCAACATCGAAATTAATCTTGGAGACTCAACCAAACGCATTTGGCAGTTTGGTGAAGATGGTGAACTAACATTCCCAGACTCTACTGTACAGTCTACAGCGTTTACCGGTAATGCTACGGCTTTGGTAAATGGATCTTATTCTATAAGTGCTGCCTACAACGGCATTGATATCAAAGCGCCTCTTACCTGGAAAGAATTCGATACTGATAGAGTAGTATTAAATTACAATGGTACAGAAAATGGATTTGTAATTGGTACCAATGTGACAGGTGTAACACAAGCGTGGTTCTTCTACAACAACGGTAGAACTAAATTTCCAACTGCCACAGCACCTGCTCACAGTTATGGAGCAGCCGGAGATGTTGCCGGTATGGTGGCGTTTGACGGTTCGTACATTTACTATTGCACCGCAAACTATGTAAACAATTCAACGAACATCTGGAAGCGTGTGGCATTAGATGCTACACCTTGGTAACGGTAAATATACTAAAGAGAGCGGATTATGGCAACTATTTCAACAATCAACATTGGTAACATTGTAAACGACGGCCTAGGCGATGATCTACGCACAGCCTTTCAAAAGGTAAATGCTAATTTTGCCACGCTAAACAACGACCTAACAATTACCGCAAGTAATCTAGGCACAGTGGGAGAACCAGTTTTCAAACAGAAAAACGGTCTTAATTTAGAGTTCAAGAAGCTGGTTGCTGGGAACAAGATCACAATTACATCCAGTCCAGACAGTTTACTAATTTCCAGCACTGTTGGCAATACATTTCAACGCATTATCACGCAGAATGGTTATGTTGATGCAGACACTAGTCAGGTTGTTACAATCCAAGGCGATCCCGACATTAGTGTTACGGCAGCAGGAGATGTTATCACTGTTACTACTGTACAGGACCTAAATCAAATATTGCAAGTTTTAGACTTTGGTCCGTTAAATGGTGCGTACACTAGTATTGTGCAAATGAATACTGCCGCATCGAACATAGACTTTGGCACATTTACCAATCCTGGATCAATTAATTTTGACGCGGGTATCTTAACTTTTGATACAGGCTCACTTGCATAATTATCTATGACTATTTCTTGGATTACACCAGCTGGGAGTCTAGGCACAGTCGTTGAACGTGTAACTCTAGATATTCCAATAGAAGCCAGCTCAAATGTTGGGCCTATTACTTTCACTTTGTTATCTGGAAGATTACCTCGCGGTTTAAGACTTAGCCAAACTGTCACTAGCGACAGCACTGTCTATAGTTCTGCTATCAAGGGCAGTCCTACAGAAGTAAGAAAGTTTACCACAAATAGATTTGTTGTCCGGGCCAACGACGGAGTTGACATTGAAGATCGGACATTTGGCATCAGCATAGATGGCGACGATGCTCCGCAGTGGGTGACACAAGAAGGGTTTCTAAATGTTGGCCTAAACAATGCCTACTATGTGCTGGACAACAGTTATGTTAACTTTCAACTAGAGATACGAGATCCTGATATTATTGCTGGTGACGCAATAGAATATTATCTAATACCCAACGGCGGAGAAATGCCGCCGGGACTAACATTAACTAGAGATGGTAGAATCAATGGCTACACTGATCCAGTATTTGCCTTAGAATACAACGACAGTCGAACTGGTGCGTATGACAGCGGCACCTTTGATACCATGCCTCTAGATCTTGCCGCCGCAGAAACCACAGGCTTTGACAGTTTTATCTATGATCTTGAAAGTTACGATTACAAAGTAGATACTAAAGCCCCTAGACGATTAAGCAGATTTTATACTTTTATTGTAGCAGCCTCCGACGGTGTTCATGAAGTTCGAAGACTGTTTCGTATATGGGTAGTCACTGAAGAGTTTCTTAAAGCAGATAACAATGTTGTTCAAGTTGACACCAATCTATTTCAGGCAGACGGAGATGGCACTCGTAAACCTATCTGGATCACCGAAAGCAATCTTGGTCGTATTAGAGCCAATAATTATGTAACTATATTTTTAGATGTATATGATCCGCCTAGTCTTGAAGGCACAATGACCTATTTCAAGATGGCAACTAATCCTGGTACTTACCAATTAAAGTCAACTGGAGAAATCATCACTGATGGTTATTACGAACTGTCTGAAGAACTTCCAGAATTTAAATACACACTGAAAGACAATTGGGATTCTTCGGTAAGCTATGTAGTTGGAGATGCAGTAATATACAACGATCAAACTTGGGTTTGTCAAACTGCCAATTTAAATAGAACTCCTAGTCTAACTGCCGTCTATTGGAACAAAGATATTTCTGGAACTGCGATAACTTTTAAAGCAGCATATCCCGCAGCATGGACCGTTCTAGAAGCAGAAACAGTCAGCGAATTTCCTCCAGGCACTACAATTGATACACTAACCGGAGAAGTTGCAGGGCGTGTTCCTTATCAGGCTGCTGTTACTAAAAATTACAAATTTACATTAGAGGCTGTGAGTTTTCCGCCCGTGTTGTTTGAACAGAATTATACACTTCGCGGAGACTGGAGCTCTAGCACAGACTATGTTATAGGTGATGCTGTTCGATATGATAACTTTATTTGGGTTTGTATTGAAGCCAACAGATTCAAAGCCCCGCAAGATGGAATTTATTGGGATCGTGGAGTATCCACACTCAAGAAAACATTTAGCGTAGATATCATTGGAGAGATCGAAAGTGCCATTGAATGGATAACTGACAGTGACCTAGGATATATTCCTCCAAACATTGCCAGCGACAAAACTCTGTTAGCCGAAACCAAACTCTACGGTGGTAGAACTATATATGAATTGGTCAGTGGCCGACTACCTCCAGGTTTAGAATTAATCTCAAACGGTCTAATACAAGGTAAGGTAAAACAGTTTGCAGATATTAATGGACCAGGTCTAACTCGATTTTACGAGCGTACAGATTCTGCCGACGACAGCTCAACTAGATCTAGACTGTTTAGCGAAAGTTGGGACGGCGGAGATACCAGCTTTGATAGAACATTTGCATTTGATGTAAAGGCCCGAGACGCTAATAATGTTGCAGAAAATATCAAATCATTTACTTTAACAGTTGCTACTAAAACAAATATAACATTCTCAAATCTCTATGCCAAAGCATTCCAAAGCAAAGACAAACGACTTACTTGGTATGATTTTATCACAGACAACAATGTGTTTAGGGAAAGCGAAGTCTATAGATACGGAGATCCTAATTTTGGAATTCAACCAGAATTAAAAATGCTCATGTACGCAGGCATCGAAAGTCGAGATGCTGAATATTTTATACAGGCAATGGGTCAAAATCACTATAACAAACAGGTAAGATTTGGGGATGTTAAAAGTGCTGTGGCCAAGGACCCGGTGACCCAAATTCCAGTATACGAAGTTGTCTATGTAGAAATTATAGACGAATTAGAAAAAGATGGAAAAAGTATTAGTCAAACTGTACAATTAAGCGATCGCATAAACAGCAAAGTGTTAGTCAGCTACGATGCTATTAAGATTGACAGCAATATTCCACTAGTCAGTGACAGCGATCATCAGAGGATATTTCCAAACAGTTACAAAAATATGCGAAAGCGTATCAAAGGCATCGGAGAAAGGGACCGTGAGTTTCTGCCGTTGTGGATGCGTAGCATACAACCGGATACTTATGTAGAGCCCGGGTGGGTCAAGAGTGTAGTACTTTGCTACCTAAAACCCGGATATTCGACCAATGTTCTTACTCGAATCAAGAATAAGGGCTTTGACTTTAAAACCATGAACTTCACTATTGATCGTTACCTAATTGATGTCATAGGCGGTGAGTTCCAGGATAAATACCTAGCGTTCGCACAACGTGGAGAAAAACTACCGTGACCAGCAATATTAACTATTTGAGCATTAATGAGAACTTTCCTGTAGCAGGAGAGGATAACGATACACAGACCTTTAGAGATAATTTTGATACTATCAAGACCAGCTTGCGAGCAGGCCAAGAAGAAATCACAGCTCTACAGGCCAATACTGCAAAGACCAACGAAGACAATGATTTTGAAGACAACGAAATCAGTCGAGCAGTGTTTAGAGATGTAATGGATCAAAGATTCGACGGAGGCATTATTGCTCTCCCAACAACCTTGCTGACCATAGATTACGAAAACGGCGGATATCAAGTTTTTCGATTTAGCGCAAACATGAATATTGATTTTCAAAACTTGCCTGAAAATTCTTCAGCAAGTGGTCCAATTGGCTGTGGAAGAATGACCTTAGAATTATACGGTGACGGTACTGCTAGAAACTTGACATTTATTACCAGCGCCGGTACTAACCTTAGACGCAATACAGGATTTCCCGGAACTGTAACAGTCAGTTCTAATTCTGCACCAATTATCATAGAAGTTTGGCGCCACAATGCCACTAACATTTTTATGAATTATCTAGGACAATTCAGTTAATGTTTCATCCTTTGCAGCAAGATCTTACAAAATTTACCGATTCCGATATCGAAAATAAATTACAGGAATTGAGTAAAAAATATTTTGCTGCACAGCGAATGGGCAGTTACGAGCTCTTGACACAGATATCAACCTTTGTTACAATATATAGACAGGAACTATCTCGTAGATATATGGAAAAAAGCAGAGGCGCTCTAGACCCAGATCTAGATCAATTGATAAATGTTGATTGAAAACACATTAGAAAATCTCATCAAAGGTGTAATGCAACACGGTCCAGAAATACTGGAGGATTGTGTTGCCAATCCCAACGACATAGTACAATACCTACAAAGGGTAGATCAAGAGCGCCTAGATTATCCTGTGACTAAATTACAAGTAGATAAAAACAATTGGTTTATTCCAGAAGAATATAAAACCATGGACATACTAGATTGGTTGTATTATCGATGCCCGACCCCGGAAATACGAGAAAGGGTAGTTGAAGAACTTCGACTATTTGCCAAACACGATATGATTCCGGTATTAAAAACCATGAAGTATGTTGTTGATACTCTTAGGGCCAACAATATAGTTTGGGGTGTAGGACGGGGTAGTTCCGTTTCCAGCTATGTACTCTATCTAATAGGGATACATAAGATAGACAGCGTTAAATACGATTTACCAATCGACGAATTCTTTAAAGGAGAACAAAATGGGTAAGATACATACAAGTATGCGTGGAAGAGAAGTTGACTTAGAAAAACTCAACATGATTCACGAAAATGTTCCAGCAGTCGGCAATGCCAAAGTAAATGCTCGCGGTGACGAATTAGGTCCGGGCGGTGTAATTAAACGCACTCGCGAACAGGTTCTAGCAGATTATTATGCTAAGAATCCCAATGCCATGCAAGAAGAAATTGCAGCTCGTAGACGATAAGAGGCACTAATGTTTGCATTTGGGCCTAAACAGATCAAGGTACGAGCACTACCTAATGATATTCTAGTTGTAGACATGGACCTCGGCGAGATGAAAACTGCTGGCGGAATTGTTATCCAAAGTGATAACGGTAAAGCACACGGCATTAAACCTCGTTGGGCCAAGGTCTACAAAGTTGGTAGTAACATCACTGATATACAAGAAGGTCAATGGATCCTTATAGAACACGGTCGCTGGACTCGTAAAATTACCATTGACGACGGCGACGGAGTTAAAGACTTTCAAAAAGTAGAGACTAAATCCATACTTGCTGTAACTGACGAAAAACCCACAGACTTTTATATTGGTACAGAGTACGGTCATGGAGATTCAGCAACGATTCGTCCGGAAGACTTTGGCGCACGATAATGGGGTTCAAGAAGTCTTGGGATGCTGCTGACATTATGTCTCAGATACAGTCGTTGTCTAGAGAATGTCGGAGTCCATACAACGACGGTTTTACTGGTTGGAACTGTAAACAAGACTTATTGATAATACAAGAACTAGTCAATGAAGCATTGAAAGATTCTCCAACCTTTGGAGATTTGGAAATAGACTGGTTGAAAAATCGAGAACAACAGCGTATAATTAAAATACTTAAACAGTAGGAAAGTTATGCGTATAGGTATTATAGGGTTCGGCTATGTAGGCCAAGCTATTGGGTGGTCTTACCAATACAAAGCCGAACTCGTTATTAGAGATCCTAAATTAGTAGATTCTGCATCGCTAGATCAACTTGCAGACTGTGATGCTATTTTTATCTGCGTTCCAAGCCCGTCAACCGAAGATGGCCATTGCGACACAACTATTCTAGAAACCACTTTAAAAGAATTGTTATTTGTAAACATCAATAAACAAATTCCCATTATCAGTAAGGTTACTGCTCCGCCAAGAGTTTACACTCAACTACAACAAGAATACCCCAACTTGGTTTACTGTCCAGAGTTTTTAACTGCGGCTAATAATGTTGCAGACTATGCTAACTCAAACTACTTTGTACTTGGTGGTGATTATGATTGGTGTGTCAAGGCCAAGGAAGTGATTCGCTTAGGTGTTCAGTTAGTACATGATAAGTTTACTATTGTAGATATAAAAACCGCTTCACTATACAAGTATATGATGAACACCTATCTAGCAACTAAAGTAACATTCATGAATGATTTTAAACTGTTAGCAGACGCAGAAGGAGTTGATTGGAATGATTTAAAATACCTATCAACAGCAGATAGGAGAATCGGTAATACGCACATGAATGTTCCAGGCCCCGATGGTCAATACGGCTGGGGCGGTGGTTGCTTTCCTAAGGATGTAGCTGCTATAATAATGGAAGCTATTGATAAGAATGTAGACTTCGAACTGTTAGATAGAGTTGAAACAATTAATAAAAAACATAGGAAACTGTAATGACTAATCCATTTCGTGATCAAGAAAAATTCATGAGGGCCTGCGATCAAACTGTAGGCGAAGTAAATGAACAGCAATTTGATCTTTATAAAAATCTTATAGAAGAAGAGTTTAACGAATTAACCACAGCCGAGATAGCTAACGATCGTGTAGAACAACTAGATGCACTTATCGATATACTAGTAGTTACTATTGGCGCTATTCACTCAATGGGTGCAGATGCCGAAGGCGCTTGGAAAGAAGTTATGAAAACCAACTTTGCCAAGATTGATTCAGAGACTGGTAAGGTACGAAAGCGTGAAGACGGTAAAGTACTCAAGCCGCTAGGTTGGACTGCTCCGGAACTAGCGCAGTTTATAAAATCTTAATCGGAATCAAAGATGCTAAAGGTCGTAGATAATTGGTTAGGTGATGAGGATCTTGTGAGATTTTTAGATAGGCAATTTACCTATAAAACTCCTCACCATTACATAGAATATGCAGATTCTACCAATGCACCTCCTAGCATATTTGGTAAGAAGCATGATCAAGAAACTGCAAGTCAAATTTTTTATAGTCACGATTTCAATCCGCAAGAACCATTGATTAAATTTTTAGTCATCAAAGCCATTGAGACTGTTGAAGATCAACTAGGTATTGCAGCATTAGATTGTGTTCGATGTCACCTGTCTATACAACACCCTAGACAAGATGTAGAATGGCATTCAGACGGTTCAGAGATTACCTGTGTGTACACAGCATCTACACCAGGAGGCGGAACTTTTGATTTTGTCACTCTTGACGGTATTCAAAAAGTAGAGTTTGTAAAAAATAAACTTGTAATATTTGACGGGTTTCAAAAACACATGGCCAAGGCTCCGGAAGCCAATCGTCCAAGGATTCTGCTAGTAATAAAATTAGCAAAATCTAAATCTTTAAAAATATGACAAAAAGATCAAATGTTCTAAACATGACTCCGGAAGAGGCACAGGCTTTTATAAGAAAGATTATGGGTCCTCCTAAACGACCTATAGAAGGCAAGGAGTACGAGTATGTTTGGACAATTTTAAAAATGACTGAACCTACTAGAACCAGCAACAATCAACACAGTTGGTGTGAAGAATATTATGTAGGTGGAAAGTATTATGATGTGCATTACTTTCCAAACGAAGAACCAATTATAGAAGAAGTGATGACAGAATGA